CGCCTCCGTCTCTCTGAACCGGGTGAATTCACCCTCAAATCGCATGTGGATGGTGCCCAGGGCGCCATCGCGGTTCTTCGCTACCAGCAGTTCCGCGCGGCCGCGCACCTCGCGGCGCCCCGGCTCGTCCATTTCCGGCCGATAGATGAACATCACGGAATTGGCATCCTTTTCGATACTGGACGATCCGTGCAAATCCCGCAATTTTGGGCGCAAGTCTTTCGTGGAACGCAGCGCTCGGTTGCGGCTGAGGTGGGACACTTCGATAATCGGGATGCCAAACTGTTTGACGTACTGCACGCACTGCCTGGTCGCGAAGCTGATCGCTTCACGCTCATCGCGGAAGCGTGTGGTGCCCTTGCCCTGCCAGTCCAGGAGCTGCAACTGGTCGAGCACGGCCAGTTTGATTTTATGTTGACGAATATGTTGCTCGATTTTCTTGCCGAAACTGATGGCAGAGCAATACGGGTCATCGTCGAGATAGAGCGGCAGGTTGGCAAGTTCTTCGTGGGCAGTCTTCATGGTTTGCATCTCGACCAGATTGGCTTTGCCGCCTATGATTTTATGCAGCGCCACACCGGCTCTGCTCGATACCAATCGGCGAACCAGGGCCTCCTTCGACATCTCAAGCGAGCAGTAGAGCACCGGCGTCCAGGAGCTCGCTACCTGCATCGCTAACTGCAAGGCATAGCTCGACTTTCCAACACTAGTGTCGGCCCCAATTACGTAGGTTGTCGCCGGCTGGAGCCCGTAAAGCGCTTGGTCGAGTTGCGCGAACCCAGTCGACAATCCCGGCGGCGGTGCCAGAAAGGCATCGATCCCGCCCTTGTACGCCTCCACGACACCGCCGGGCGTCGCGCTCGCGAGGGACTGCGTGAAGCTGTTCAGAGCTATGAAATCGTGCGCGGCATTCGAGAGGATCTCGCTCGCCGGTGTCTCGGCAACGAGGCACTCGTTCATCAGGTGCTGCGACCGGAAAATGGTCTGGCGAAGGACGGATTTCTCTTTGACGATCTTAGCCCATTGTGGCAGGTTCACGATCCTGGGGAGCCCGTCGTCGAGCGTCGTCAGAAAGCTCATTCCTCCGATGTTGGAGAGCTCGTTGTATCGCATGAGCTCGTTCGACAGCGTGAGCCGGTCGATGGCGTCGCCGTTCTTGTGCATCTCGAGCATGCGGCGCCAGATCCGGCGGTGTGTTTCGAGCGAGAAGTCGGCAGGTTCCAGCTCGATTTTCCCGACGTCCGCATCCTGTTTCAGAACGGATCCCAGCACAAAGCGTTCGGCATCGAGGTTGGCTGGCAAGCCCTTTTCGAGCACAAGATCACTCACCGCTGATGCGCTCCATGGCCATGTGCAGCAACATGCCGGCTGCCTGATGCCGGCTGACGCTCTGACTGCCGATCAGCCGGTAGGTCTCGTCGATGAGCACCGCGACCGCATAGAATTCCACGACGTTGCCGACGCGCACCTCTGCGAGCAACTTCTCCAGCGCCTCGATCGCGCTCTCCTGGCTGTCAATGAGCAGAGGTTCGTTCGCCATCAGTTTCTATGCCCCCAGTTAAACAGATGCGTTATGAGCTCTTTGGCGGCGCCGGGCGCCAACTCAACCTCACCGACTTCGCCGGCTGCCGCCAGCTTCGCGGCGCATTCCAGGCAAATCGTCTCCGCGGTGGGGTCTCTGGCAAGCACTCCTTGGCCGGCGGGCGCAATGGTCAACTCTGCTTCGCAGTCGCGGCAGTAGTGCCCACGCTGGCTGCCGGCAATTTCGCCACCGAGAATCAAATCGGCGACTTTCCGACAAACCACAAGTGCTTTTTCATCTGGCATCAGCTCTCACTCCAATTCCACAAACCAAGTGCGCCTTTCGCCTCAACAGGTTTTTCGAAACAGGTCACCGATCCGAGAATCCACGCGAAGCGACCGATAGAGTAGTCTCCGAAATCCAGTTCTTGTGGCCGCTCGGCCAGCATTTCCGTGTATTTCCCCAGGCTGATATGGCAGCCTTCGGGGCCGAAACGGAATTCGCCCATCCGTACACAGTCGAGTAAGGTACATGTGGCAATTACGGCGCCAAGTGGATACACCGGGAACCAAGTTCCGTCGCCAAGTTTTTTGGCTACGTCGTAGCACACTGGGCTGAACGAGAAATCGCGAGCCCATCTCGGGAAGCCTTTCGCGGCATGAATCGCTAGTGGCCCGCGGTAGGCCGTACCCCAAGATCGCGTTTCGATCCGCTTTGCCCCGATCGCGACGAGTGTCGCCCATGGCTGCGTCAGTGTCAGCGCTTTCATCATTTGCTCCTGAACCATTCCTTGCCGTCCCGCGGCGGCAAAAACTCCTGGTAAATCTCACGCAACTCGATCGGCGCTGGGTAATGATCGTATTTGTCTAACGCTTCACCGATGAGCCATTCCCCGTCCATTGGGTTGCCGTCGCCAGGCAAGTCTGGATGGCACTCCCCGATAATATCGACGACATGCCGATGCCAGACGATCCGCAGCAAGGCATCACAATGGGCCTTAAAGACCTGTGGGCTGGTTTTTGGATCCGGATAGCCCTTGTAATCCTTGAACCGCTTCAGTAAATCACCGGCCCATCTGATGTCGTCTTCACTCGGCGGTGGTGGGGTTTTAGCTCTTTCTGCCAAACAGGGCCTCCTCCACGGCATCGGCCTCTTTCATCTTCGGTTTCCTCGCCAGGAACCCGCGCCAGTTCGGCCTGCCGTTCTTCTTGTCCAGAATCCAATCAAGAGTCAACCAATACCCTGGGTTTTTGTCGGAATTACGGTACTCATCTTCGACACGCCGGCAAATGTCCTCCCAGACATCCAGCAACTCTGTTGTTTGAAAAGCTTCTTCGTGTCGATAAGCATCAGCACTTTTAACCCTGGCCGAGGGTGCCAGCTCGTTCCAGCGATCGACATACCAACAATAGCCCGTTTTTTGCGTTTTAAGCCCCGTGGTTGAATTCTGGGGTATGCCAGTACCACCCCCTCCTGTGGAAATCGAATCCTGGGCCGGATCCGTGCCACGGCGGCCAATCTCCCGTGCTGCCGCCTCTTCATCTGAGGCGCCATCCAACGAACGATCCAAAAGCTGCCAATCCTTCAGGAAGATCTCCATGCTCCAGTTGTCAGCGGCGTAGCCGTCAGTTCGGAGATAGTAGACCAGCGCTGCACGTATGGTAGTTTTCCCCTCTTTGGTCTCTAGGCGCTCAAACTCACGCAGTTCTTTGGGTTGGATCTTAAACGAAATTCCACGTTCACGTCGATACAAGTTTTTAGTGTAGGGCTGGGCTCCGTACTTCAAATCGCAGTCGTCTCTTGTAACCCTCACTGAAGAACTACGCCTAGCTTCGTGCTGTTGCTTCGCGCGCGCGGGGGGTGTTTCGTTTTGGTTTTGCGTTAAAACCTTTTCGGATTCCCCCGTGAGGGGCGTAGTATCATCTCTGTTTATCATCTCAGTTAACATCTCAGTATTAATAATGCATTGTGGAGTTTCTCCGTAATGCATTGTGGAGTTTCTCCGTTTTCCATTGTGGAGTTTCTCCGTAATCCATTGCGTAAAAGCCGAAATGGAAAGCCGGTAGTGAACCGTCGGGTGACCAGCAACTTGCCGGAGGTCAGTTTCTAGGAAACCCTGTTGTTTGAAGAACGTAACCGAACCTTCAACCTGATCCTTGCTGAGCGCGGTCTCGGTGGTCCACTGGCGGTAGCTCTTATACCACCATTCGTCTTTCGCTTTAAGGCCACCCCAGAAGAGAATTTGCTGCAAAACGATCGCTTTGACGGCGGTGCCGGTCAATTCGATGTAGATCGGGTGCACGACAATGGCGCGCCGGTTACCGGACAGCTCGGCGACGAGATGAAACCAATCTTCGTGGGTCAAAAAGCCTCCTTGCAGATCGGGTGGCGGCACGGCAACGGAGGTGAAATCCGCGCCGCCGGAGCGGCCGATCTGTCCTACGGGCTGGTGGCGATCCAGCTCAGCGGCTAGTATTCCTCCAAAGCTAGGTCGGATGCAAGGAAAATCTTTAGATTGCTAGGCACGCCCTGTGGAAAACTTGTGGATGTCAACTTTTATCGTTCCTACAAATCCCGAAAGTACTAGGGCCTGCAGATCTTCACAGGATTTTTGGGTTGTATTGCGCCTGGCGGACGCCGTACACTGAAACCCTGGATGGTGCGGGTCAACCCCTAAACAAGGCACCGGCCTCCCCGGCTTCTCGGGGACAGCTCCGTCGGCAATATCCCCGCGGGGACTGCTGGTCGCGGCCATCCAGAAATCACTCCTATATGGGAGTACTTTTCAGGTTTTCCAGTGCCGGCCGACGTGCCAACCGTGACAGCGCGGGCAGAAGTATACCTCCCCGGAATAGCCAGATATCCTCTTGAGAATCGAGCGAAGTTGGCTTTCCGCAGCGCCGCGTGACAAGTGAGAATGCTTCTTCGTCGTGCGGCAATGTTTCATTGCGGCCAGTTGGGGACCTCGATCATATGGACATGGCCTAAGTGCTCAAGCGAGTACGGCTTCGGCGGCGCCTTCTTGTACTCGATCATGTAGGCGACGTGGTGCCAATGTGCCAAAAATATTTTGACTGCCCAGCGCTTCGCGCGGGCGTGGATGTGCGCCGGCGGCAGCTTCCCGGCCAAGTAGCACTGCTTGGCGACCGTGTCCTTCCGGTAGTTTTTCCGGGCGAGAGCGACCTTGGCCTGGTCCGCGAACTCGCCCGCGTCATTCCGCGCGGTCTCCAACTCTTTGCGTTGGACGTAGAACTTGCCGTAAACGTCGTTCTCGTTAGTCGATACCTTGACAAAGCTCTCGCCGATTTTCCAGCACAGAGTTTTGAGGTCGGCATTCCACGGCCGCTTCTGATTGGCTTCCCAGGTGACCGTGGGGTCGAGGCCGGCGAAGCGCCAAATGTGGCCGACGGTTGGGCACTTTGTGATGTCGATGTGCGCGGCGAGGCCGGCCGAGATGATGGGGCCGATCCCGGTGATCGACTTCGCCCACAAGCAAATCTCGCTGGTCTCGGTCCATTGGTCAAGTGCACGGTGGATCTGTGACTCAATGATTTCGCCTTGCCGCACCAGCCAGCCGATCAGATCGTTCGGCTGTTTCGACTTCTCCAGGGCGCGGTACTGATTAGCCGATACCTTGCGATACTCCTGCAGGGCGTAGTAGCCGTTGACGATGTAACCTACTTCGTCAAGGGATAAGTCTTTGGCTGCCATCGCCAGGTCTCGTTTGAGACGCTGGACAGGCTCTAAGGCGTCGTAGTTCATGTGTGTCGCTCCTTGTACGTGGTGCTCTCAGGTTTATTGGCTCGCTCCGACTATCTGGTACTCTCAAGCGGTATGGCTCGCTCCTTGTCCATGGTACTCTCCGGCAGTTTGGCTTATTCACACTGTTTGGTGCTCTCCGGCTTAATGGCTCGCTCGGCATCGATGGTACTCTCTCGCGGAGTGGCTCGCTCAGGAAATTTGGTACTCCCTGAGAATATGGCTCGCTCCCAGTTTATGGTGCCCTCAGGCATGATGGCTCGCTCCGGTAGTGTTGGTGCTCTCATTCGACTTGGCTCGCTCTGGGCATATGGTAGTCTCATCGTCTGGTGGCTCGCTCAGAGAGAATGGTACTCTCGCTTCAGTTGGCTCGCTCAGATTTGATGGTGCTCTCCGATTGATTAGCTCGCTCAAGATAAGTGGTGCTTTCCTCGCATTTGGCTCGCTCACATTCTGTGGTGCTCTTGAACAAGATGGCTCGCTCAGGCTATATGGCCCTCTCACCTCACATGGCTCGCTCGGATGATATGGTGCTCTCATAATGGTTGGCTCGCTCGCGGAATTTGGTGCTCTCCCGAAACTGGCTCGCTCGACTGTCCTGGTGCCCTCGATTCAAATGGCTCGCTTCCAGCGTCTGGTACTCTCAATCCGGATGGCTCGCTCCTCTACTTTGGTACTCTCCGGTCTAATGGCTCGCTCCCGTATAGTGGTACTCTCAGATTCAATGGCTCAAGGTTTTACCGCCTTAGCGACTGCCAAGGCATTCAGCCGGTCGGAAATCCCTCCCTTCGACCACTCCGTGTTGCCGGCGGCATACTGCTTCATAGCAAACTGGTAAAGCTGAATCCCATCAAAGTGTTTGCGGCGCAAGTGCCCGTCACGATAATAGAGTGCCCAGCACTGCTTCTGATTTGGTGGCTCGCTCTTCCACTTGGCTGAGGCGAGTACGAGGCCGATCTGTTCGCGCGGCACCGCGGCGTCACCGGCTGTGAAAGCGTCTTCCTTCTTGCCGGCAAACAAAATCCTGGCGTGTCCTTCCGTGTTCTCTTGGAGCTCCCACTGGCCGAGCACGTCCTGATTGATGTAGAACGTTCGATCGGCCAGGCTCAGCCGGTAGCCGGCGATGCCGTCCTTGACCCAACCGAATTTGCTCATGCGCTGGACCTCGGCCGGGATCTTGATAGGCCCGAGCAAGTCGACTTTTCTGACGAGCGCCTCGATCTGGCGCAGGCTGGTGTAGCCCTCGATGTCCAGGCCCGGCGTCTGTCTCAGGAGACCCTCAAGCTGCTTGGCGGTCCGGGTGGCGCTCTTTCCGGCGAGGTCGAAGTCGGCCCGTAGCCCGAACAGCGTCGGTAGGGTCACAATGGAGTGCCTGCCGGTGTTGTCGCAGAAGTCTACCCAGATGGCGAATTGCTTGATGAAATCCCCGGTGTAGGTGGCGGCATCCTCAGGCGCCGGGTATGGCCGAAGCTGCCGGCCGAGCTGCTGAATGAATAATCCAGGCGACTTTGTCGGTCTGGTACCGAGTCCAACGGTGCACCGCGGATTGTCCCAACCTTCGGAGAGTACGCCGCACGAGGCCAGGCCCAAGAGGTCACCACATTCGTGCCGGCGGTAGAGGACTTCACGCTCGTTATCCGGGGTCTCGCTGCTGATTGCCTCGCAGGAGATTCCATAGTGCCAGAAGACGTCCGCTAAGTCCTTCGAATGCTGGATGGTCACCGTAAACGCCGCAAACGTCAGGCCAGCAGCCAGCTTCTGGTACTCCTGAACGACCAAGCGGTTGCGTTCGAATGTATTCACAGCGTCCGACAGCTCGCCCTCTTTGAAATCGCCGCTCCGCGTACCAACATCACTGATGTCGGTCATGGTGCTGACGTGATAGCCGGTGGGTTCCACCAGCCAGTTCGCCTCGACCATCTCGCGGATCGAGCGCGCGAACACGATCTTGTCGAAGACCTTTTCGAGACCGATCTTGTCGCCGCGCTTCGGGGTCGCTGTGAAGCCAACGAGCAGCTTGCCAGGAACGCGGTTCTCGGCGCCCTTGTAGACCTGGAAATACTCAAGAACGCCGAGGTATGACGGGCTGATTACGTGGTGCGCTTCGTCAACGATAACGACTTTCACGATCGCCGGGTTGAAGCGTTCGCGTCGCTTGGCGTGTTGCAGTGTCTGGATCGAACCAACAATGACATCAGCAAATGGGTGAGCGCGCCGGCTGCCCGCTTCGATTTCTATCGCCAAGGACGGATTGTATTTCGCCAGCTTCTCCGCATTCTGCTCGATCAACTTATCGCGATGTACCAGCACCAGCATCTGCTGGGGCAATCTCAAGTTCAGGACTTCAGGCAGGTGTGAAAAGATCAGAGTTTTGCCGGTTCCCGTAGGAAGTGCCACGAGCTGATTCTCGATGCCGGCGCTGCGGATCTCTTCCAGACACTCTTGCTGGTAGTCGCGTAGGCTCATTGCTTCTTCCCGTGAGTGGCTTTCCAGAGTTGATACTCTGCCTCTGTCTTTCCGCTGTGGTAGTGGATCGTGTAATCGAGAAGGAAATTCAGGAAGTCGAGCATATCCATCGATTCCTCACCTTCCATGTACGGTTTATCCGCGGCGATCCCGTACGGCCGAAGATGACCGCATTCCTGGCAGGTCCCCCACACGACGCGCATGTGCCGCTCCGGCAATCCCATAGCCGATCTGACATCAGTACTCACAGATTGTCACTCCTATATGGGAGTACTTTTCTTGAGGTACAGTCGGTGGCCTTCTCGAACCTTGGTGATTTTCTTCATGTACGGCAAGGCCGCTGGCGCAGGCTTCATAGTACTGTGATCCTTAGGATTTGCCCAATTGGGATGAAGACAGGGCTGTATTCATCAGGCGTGGAGAGACCGCCGGCTGCAACGACGTCGCTACAGAACTGTGAAAAACTGACGGTTGTTGTGCATTCCCAAATCTCTTGTGTTTCCCCAAAAGCGACCCAAACCCGCGCTGTCCACGTGTCATTCACGATGCTCACGATGCCCTCCTAGAGAAGCTGATGTCATCCTCCACAGTGGTGCCGGGGTAGGTGATGTTTTGCTTGGCTTGTTCCTGCAGGAACGTGATGTTCCATTCCTTGACCACGGCGATCGGCGTGCCGGCGGCGATGCTGTTGCCGAGCTCTTGCGGGTCAGTCACGGTCACGACCTTCTTCGGCCGTGTGCTCAGCCCAGCCATGACCACGGGCTCCGTGGGCAGCACCGGAGTTTGGATCGACTTCGCCTGTTGGGTGAGCACGGCCGCGGCGGTCATATTCCCTTCGAGCATGCGCGTGCGCGCCTCGGCTTCAGTCTTTTTTCGCCTCGCCTCGGCCGCATCAGCGAGGAGCTGCTGTCGCTTTTCCTCCTCACGCTTCAACTCTTGTAGATAGGGCTTCATGGCCGATTGGACTTGCTCAATGGCGTCATCGAAGCGCTTCTCGCCGGCGGCCTGCGAACGGCACAATAACTGCCAGACCGCATGGAAGACCTTCTTGAGATTGATGTTGCTGTTCCAGAAGGCGGAGTACCTCGTTTTGCCATCCTTGAGTGCGACGAGGTACTGGCGGGCATTGTCCAGCTCCTGAAGATTGGTGACCTCCAAGCTCCCCAGGGTGAATTCCAGTCGCCCGAGATCCGAACGCCGCAACAATTCCTCGGACTGCAGGATGGTGGTATTGATAGCGGCTTCGAGCTCCGTGATGCTGGACTGCTGCACCAGAGCGATGGCTTCGGCTTTAATGACTTCGGTCGAGACCTCGGGCGTGGTGGTTTTCTGGCGCGGCATTGATCGTTACTCCTTTGTTTTCTCGACACCGGCTTCGCGGAAGCGAACCCAGCGTGCTTTTTGGGCCAAAGCCATCTTTTTGCGAGTGGCGAATGACACATGCCGTTTTTTCTTCACGTCGGCACTGGTGCCACCGTTGCCACGATCGGCTGCACGCTTTTTGTGTTTCTTTGGGTAAGGGCCAGCGGCTTGCTGGTCACGCTGTTTCTGCCAGCGTGCTTTCTGAGCGCGGGAGATCCGTCTGCGCGCCGCAGCCGACATGTGACTACTTTTGGTCGGGACCTCCAGCGCCGGCGGTGGTGCGTGAGTTGGTTCAGGGCACTCTGGCTCGAGCGTGGTCCGTCGCAACAGGTCGAGTGTGGTACTAATATCCGCACGCGCTTCGTCTATAAGCTCCAAATCTTCTTCAAGATCCTCGATCAGCAGTTTACGCAAAGCATGGCTGACCGGTATCGATATCTCCGTTGTTTTACTCATCTTTCTCTTCTCCTTGGGTTGGTAAGCAATCACACTTCTTGCCTTTGTCCAGAAGCTTTTGGTGCTCCACGGCGTCGCGCGTAGTGAACGCTCCGTGCAAATTAGGCTGATGGTCTGGATGGTCCCAGTAGTGGGGTTGCATCTTGTTCGCTTTCGGGTTGAGCCGGCGCCAATTCTTACTGGCCAAATATTCGTCCGCGGTCATAACAGTCCCTTATTCTTCTTCCAATGATAGATCCAGACAGCGCCCAGGCCCACCGAAAGCGACGCTGGGTGGTTGCACTGCTGAATTCGAAAGCTTCCGTCATCGCGCAGCCAGACAGCCCAGCGTTCAGAAAATGTCGCATCCAACATTAACATGGCCGCACGTTCGTAGAGTGCCAATTGCACTTCGACACCTGGTGGCGGGTCCCCAGACTTCCAATCCACCAGCACGGCCTTACCGGCGTGCTCCATGCGCGTGACTATTCCGCCGACGTCGAATCGGCCGGCATACCGATTGTCCACATCCCAGACCACTTGCTCGCCGTATTGCCGCACAAAGCCAAATGCTTCGACGAAGTTGGCCGCGGCTTGAATGCGCCCGCGCACCTCGGGATGCGTGGTCTCCGGATCCCACTGGCCCAGTGTGACTAGATCGGCACCAATGTGCACGGCTTTACCGCGCTTTTGGTAACGCTCTTGCTCAGCAAAGGGGTTGACTTGGTAGATGCCGGCGGCGCGCAAGATGCGCGTGACGCTGGGGTATTCTACGGGGCCGTCCCAGTAAGTGTGATCTTCACTTCGATGAGTGACTGGCATACCATTTCCGCGAGAAAATCGTTCTCCCATTCCACGGGCAATCAGCCAGACACTGGCTCTTGTGAAGACGTCTTGCCGCCATTATCAATTTCGCGCTTGCACGATCAAGGCGGTCTCGTGCCCTTAGCAGTGCACAGTACTCATCAGTCATGTGAGTTTCGTAGGCATCGCGAGCGTCCTGGACCGACTTTAGGAGTGCTGCTGGCAATTTCTTCATCTTGACGGGCCGGAATAGGCGTAGTCGCAATGGCTGTTCTGCCCTGTATTTTGATGAGAGAATGTAGTCAATACGCCGGTTCGCATCCCCATCCACATACCGTAAGGTTTCGACCAGGATCTCATGATGACAGTGCCATACCAGAGCACCTGATTTAACATTCCTGAATGCCTTCCGGCAAGCTTCGGCTTCGACTTCAGGTGAACGTAGTCTCATTTCCCCTCCATGGC